CGCTCCGACGAATACCCATCCCGCGGGAAAGGTGAAGTTCCTCGAGGATCCGTCGGCGGTGATAACGACCTCGACGCGGCCGCCGGCGAAAAGGTTCGTCGTCGTCAACGTCACGTTGCCGGTGAGCGCGAGGAGGAGGACGGGAGCAACGAGACCGGAGGCAAAGGGGAGATCGGTCGTCGCGGCATAAGTCAAGGAAGTGACCGGCGGCCGGCGTGAGAATTTCGTCCCGCTGTAAACGATCGTTTCCCCGTTCACCATTGACGAAAGAGCATTCCGGAGAAACGCTTTCGCGAAGGCAAGGAAACTCGCGTCGCCTGAATCGAGAGTCGGATCGAACAGTTCGTCGACCCGCTCCCAGTTCGAATTGACGAGGTCGTTTAATCCCGCGGTTCCTGTCGGGTGAGTCTCGAGTCCGGTTTGAGGTAGTGAAGCCATGAGGAGGAGGAGGAGGAGTAAAAGCGGTTCGATGCGCAATATTGCGCATTCTTAGGAAACGTTAAGGTTCGAGGACGCTGTATGTCAATGACCTCACCGCGTTCTGTAGAGCATAGATCCGGAAGGAAACGACGCCTCCCGTCGGAGTCGCCTCGAGGCGGATCCGTCCGGTGTCGCTTTCCCAGGTGAAAACGTTGATCCCGAGGGCGGCCGGCATGCCCCCAGGGAGCGAAAGGAATTCGGTTTGAAGTGACGTCGAGGCGATAAGCGTTCCCGTTCCACCTGCCCCGGAATACCCTTCGACGTAGAAACCGTATCCGGCCGGCATAGCGGGCCAAATGGCGGCAAGTTCTCCATACCAGTTCCCCGAGGTTCCCGCGGATCCGTTCGCCGTTGTGCGCGCCCGAAAGAAGGCCTCCCAGTCGCCTGCTACGTCGACGGGCACTCCTGAGAGCTCCGGAGGAGGGACGGCAAGAGATCGTGCGGAAAACTGATCGGAGGCGGGCCCGGTGAACGTGATCTGTGTATCGTCGACAATGTTTCCCCGGATCGTGACTTGATCCGCGGTGAACGTGATATCCTCGCCGACTGGGATCCCGCTCACGTCGAGATAATACCCGGAATCGAGAGTCGCGATAAAGGTCCCGACGGCGCCGTCGAGGTGAGTTGACGGCGAGCTTGCGAGGACGCCCCGAACGATTCCGGAAAAACGAATGAGACCAGGGGAGATCTCCTCCGCCCATCCGATCCGCATTACTTCGTTTCCGACAACGAAATACGCGAGAGCGCTCGAGACGAGATCGGAGACGTGATCGCCGGCGTCGTCAATGAAAGCGGCCGCGTTGAGGATATCGAGAGCGTCGTCGGCATGCTCGAGGAGAAAATCAAAGGTGAAAGTCCGATCAATGACGCGGCTCGAGGAGGTGATCGCTCCGTCAAGGGTTCCGAAGGCGCCCCAGGCGGCCGCGGCCGGGATCCCGATCGTGTTCCCCGTTCCCGTGATCTGCCAGTTCCACGCGACGTAACCGATATACCCGGAACGACGTTGAAACGCGATGAGAGCGACCCGGGCCCCGTTCGTGACGACGCCCTCCGGTTCATAGATCCGGGCGGGCCCGAAATCGCCCGTCACTTCGATGCTGTGATCGTCGCCGGTGCTTACGTCGTCCTCGTCAACGTCGGAGGCCTCCTCGAAAGCGGCGTCGGGTTCTTGAAACGGTTCGACGGCGCCCTCGTAAGGGACGGCATAGGTATCCTCGACGCAAGTGAGCTCGAGTTCTCCGGAATCGGTTTGATCGTCCTGAATCTCGAGGATCCGCCAAAACGTGACCGCCTGTCCCGTCGTCCAATCGGGCCAAACGAATTGAATAAATGCCCCGGGTTCCATGCCGGCGTGAAGGCGGTTCATCCCGAACTTTAAAGACGCTTGCGGATAGGCGGCCTCAAGGAGAAACCGGCGCGCCTGCCTCGAGGCGAGTCCTCGCGTCGAGTAACCCGGGAGCTCGAGAGATCGCGATTGAATCCGGCCGATTGTCTGAATGCTCCCGAGGTCCTGATCAATGACGGTATGGGTTTTGTGCCCCTTGAGACGGTTGACGAAATTGATTCGGATCTCGTTAACTGTCGAGGGCCAAGTCGGGCGGGAAAAAACCGGTTTGCTCACCTGATCCCGGGTAACCCGAACGAGAGGAGAATACGCCCCGGCAAGGTCCATGAGAACGACAAGGCGAACCTTTTCGCCGTTCCAAATGACGAGGGTTTGAACGTGATCCCGCATAAAGTTGATCACTTCCGAGAGGCGGTCCTGTGAGGAGAGAACGAAGCTCAGTCCGATATTGCGATCCGCGAAAAATTGCGAGGCCTCGACAAAGGAGTCGACGTCGATTTGATCAATGCTCACGCCGGCGCCCCAAATGTCATTTGTGAGGACCTCGAACATTGCGGCGGCCGGGTTCGCGTCTAACCACGTTGACGCGTTCGAATCCATGCTCCCACGGAACCGGAATCCGGCGATTGGGTTCCCGTCGGCGTCTACCGGGCGCGGCCATCGGAGGACCTCGAGACTCGTCGTCCGCGGCGCCGGCGATCGACCCATTCGAAAATCCTTGAAATGAATAAAGCAAACGTGCCGGTGATTGTCCTCCGGTTCGTCGTAGTCGTCGGATCCGAAACGGGATTGATTCGGAGCTCCGGAATAGAATCGGGCGGATCCTTCGAACGGAACGTCCTCATAGTCGGAGATCGTCTCGTTGAGGCGAAATGTCGTTTCGTCGAAATTGAGGACGTTGACCGTCGTGTCGCCGTTCTTGTTCGGTTTGCTCGCGAGGAGATTCTTTTCCCCGGGCTGGCTCAGGAGACCGGTGATCCTGTCAACGGGACCGACGCAAAACGCGAGGTCCCAGGAAAGGCGATATTCGTATCCTGTGATCTGATCGGTTTCGCCGTTGCCTCCTCCTCCCCCGAGGGCGCCGCCTTTGCCGCCGGCCGCCTGTTGATCCGCTGATTCAGCGTAAATCGGTTTGCTCTTGAACGTTCGCTTGTCATATCGAACGATGTTTCCTCCCAGGCGAACGCGGCCGAACGGAACCGGGATCGGGGTACTCTCCGTTGCGGTATTGATCGAGAGCTCGTCGGGTTGATTGCCGGTACCGTCGCCGGGTTTGTCCTGAGCTCCTCCCATGACGAGGGCGGCGGTAGCGCTGAAAGCGAGGCCCGCGGCAATGGGAGCGAGGCTCGCGGCCCCGATTGCTCCCACCGCGGCAAAGGCGAGTCCTCCGGTAACGAGTCCGAGACCGATCGCGAGAAATCCTTTTCCGTTGCCTGCCATGATTTTTTACCTCAATCGAATGATGCTTTGAACCCGGGAGCGATCGAGAGCGGCGAGCTCCTCGTTGATCGTGCCCCCGCTCCATAGGCAATGCCACAAATGCCCCGACATTACAATCCCGACGTGATTCGTCGTCCTGCGCACGGCAAAAATGATGATATCGCCGTCGAGGAGATTTTCCCCAGGCGGCAAGGCCTCGCAATCAAAGGCGGCGAGGAACTCGTCCTCGACTTCGTTGCGCGTCTTGCTCACGCCGGCGTTTCGGCGATACCCGGGAACGCGGAAATCGTCGTCAACGGCGCCGGCGGCCCGGAGTGCTTCGATGACGAGGTGAACGCAATCAACGCCCACTCCCGGGACCGCCCGCCGGTGAACGTGCGGCGTCCCGTCAAACTCCTCGAGGCGAGCTCGCGCGGCCGCTACGCGTTCGGCGGTCCATTTAAACTCCATGAATTGTTGGGTTCCGGTCCGGGATTTTCGCGAACCCTCCAAAATTCGCGGCATTGTTGAACTTGTTCGTGCAGTGATTCACGGTCCGATTGCACCCGGGATACAAAACGACCTGATCTCCGACCTCGAGGGCCCCGTTCCAGTGCCCCAGGGTGAGGACGGTATCCGAGGAACCGTTGATCGATGCCCCGAAAATGGTAAATCTTCCCCCCGTCGGGTTATGCTCGAGGAACCCGGCCTCGAACCATTTTGGAACTTGCCCGTTGTTTCCCGAGACGGTGATTTGTCGATTCCGTTGATTGAGAGCGGTGATCTGAGACTCCCAGTCGAACGCTGTAGAGTCGAGACCGCATCCGGCGCCGTAGAGTGCCCATTGACAAGTTCGATTGAACCAAAGGCGGGGGACGGATCCCTCCATGTGGAAAGCGCTAGGAGTGCATGAGACCGTGACGACGTCGCCCTCGAGGGTGACTGTCTGAATTAATCCGCTTTGAACGACATAGGTGTCGATTCCCCAGGCGGCGATATCGGCGCCGGCGGTGCCGACGGTGCCTTTCGCGATTCGAATGATCTCGACGGTGAGCGGGACCGTCGGCGTCGTGAGGAAATAGGCGGGGAGGTTCGCCGTATCAAATCGCGCGACGACTTCAAACCCGTTCCGGTCAAAGTCCGCCCGCCGGGTTATAGGAGCGTGCGAAATTTGCGTCGGAGCGAAGGTTTGCGGGTTCGAGGCCCCGAACCTCGCCGGGAGGCCTGAGATCGCGAGAGACTCGTCCCATGACGTCAGGAATACCCCGTCGGAGAGATCGTCCGCCCGGATCGCGTAAGCGTAGACAGGAGACGCTTGCGGCGTCCCTTCGTGCCCTTGCACTGCAAACGGTTGGAAATTGACGGCCCCCATGGCGGTTTATGCGAGGATCTGTTCGACCGTCCGGGTAAAAGTGAGCTCGAGAGCATATCCGGAATCCTTTCGCTGCCTCTCATCGAAGGAAATGAAAATATTCACGATCGGAACCGTCGGAACTCCGGTCCCGAGGAAATAGACCCAAATTTGTTTGATGTCGGTAAAATTCCCCTCGTCAACGCCCCAGGTGAAAGTGTTGACCCGCCGGCCGGATCCGTTCACGTATGTTTCCATCGTCGTAGCGGCCGGGATCGAATCCCCTCCCGCCGACGTGTTCCAAGGAAAAGCGGAGGGAGTTTTTGCACTAGAGTTGCGAGCGAGACCCGCCCGAACGCGGAGGCCCTCATAAAGACGAACGAGTTTGTTATCTGCCCCGAGTGACAAGATTTCGCTCTGTTGAGTCCACCCGTAAAAAGGGTGCATGACGACGGCGTTGAGATTGTTGTAGGCGGTTCCCGACGCCCCCGCGGGCCCGGGAGTGATCGAGGAGGTGATCGTCAAGGTTGCCCCCGAGACGCTCGCGATCGTCCATTCCCCATCGTACCACGTTCCCGGCGTCGTGAGGCGAACCGTCCCGTCGGAGGCGGCGCCGGGATTCGCGGCACTCAAAACGACGATCGTGTCGGCGTCGGGAACGTCGTCGATTGTCCACGTCCCGTTGTAATCGGTGACGGTACAATCCTCGATCTCGATACTGTCGGCGATGCTTTTCCCGTGTCCGACGGCGGTGACAGTGAAGGTACTCGAGTCGGAGGCAATCGCGGTGATCGCGGTTTTGACGGGGAGAGCTCCGTCAATATTGACCTTCCCTCCCACGATGTAATGATGATTTTTATCAAGCGTCAAAGTGATCGCGGATCCGTTCGAGGAAATCGAGACGATCTCGTAAACGTAGGGCCATCCCGGAATATCGAGGGTGCGGGCGGTAGGCGTGAGAGGTCCCGAGTCGGAGAGGGTGACTTGATAGGTGACCCGGAGTTGTTGCCCCGCCGTGAGGGAGACCGCACTCGCAAGGACGACCCGGGAAAACATATTGTTCGAACCGCCCGTCGTCGAGTTGACGTTGTTCGCGATTCCAATTTCCGTGTAGTTCACGGATCCGCTTTCGGCCGAAAAAATGAACGTCTTTTGATGCGTCACGTCCCCGGTGCTCGAATTCACGGTCGTTTGGTTCGCCCCTGATTCCCCGCTGAGCGTGTTCGTCCCCTTAACGTAAGTGACGAGTCCGAGGTCGTTCGTCCGGAAAATTTCGAGAGTCGTCGCGGCGACGGTAGCGCTCCGATCAACCTCGATCTCCGTGCTCGAGGTCCTCGAGACGATTTTCGCCTGTTCCCCGGTGCTGAACCGGATCCGTCGTCCCACGTCGCCGACTTCAAAGGTCCCCGATCCCGTTGACCGGGTGACAGTTGTACCGCTCTGCGCATAGGTGCCGTTCGGAGCTTGCTTCGTTGCCGTCGTCCCTGTGCCGGCGTGACAGGCGGAGAGCTTCTCGTAAAGAGTCTGATTCGTTGCAACGTTGCAAATGAGATCGAGGCCCTTGTCGAGGATCAAGTTTTTCTGCCATCCTTTGTCCTCGACGACGTCTCCCGTTTTCGCGTCAAGGACCTCGACGCGGATTCGGCCTTGCACGTTCGCGCGTCGCTCCGCGTTGATCGGGATAGTCCGCGCCGGGAACGCCGGCAAGTCGGTTTTGATTGCTGCAGGTACGCCCGGGCGAGGTGCTTCGATGTGGAGAGTTTCAGGATTCATAAAACATTTTCGTAGGTTCCGGAGAATTCCGTTGATCCGCCGGCGGCGTCGGATCCGTCCGCTTCGACCGCGGTCAAAGTGTATCCGCCGTCAAATTCGGTGCCACTTGTAATTTCATCGCTCGAGAGCGTCGGAGTCGGAACCGGATCGACCCCGAGGTAAATATAAGCTCCCTGATCGATCGACGTGCCGGCGTTGACGTTCTCGAGAGGAGCAACGAAGGGAACGGCAATCAATCGGAATTCTCCGTCGAAAGACGTCTCCGCCTCAACGAACTCGCTCACTGTAGGGATAACGACGAGGAGTTCCTCGACGTCGCCGACAAATGACGCCTCCGCGGCAAGCTCATCGGTGACCGGCGGGAACGGGATCGGGTAGGTCCCTGATCGGATCGTCAATCGCGTGTGTCGCGTCGAGATCGCGCTGATTTCGTGCGTCTCCCCGGTGTAAAGGTTTTCGATCAAGGCGAGCGGCATGACCGGGAGGAGTGCCGCGGTGTACTCCGTCGCGAAACTGTCCCGTTGATATCGGGCGAACAGTTTCGAGTCGTCCGCTTTGACGTAATAACAAACGATATCCGCGTCGCCCCCTGCGATCGTTCCGTTGATCGTCCAGTTTTGGAAAAGGAGCGGCGTCGTCCCGGTGAATTCGAGGGCCTGGGGAACTCCGGAGGCATGCCAACGGAGGCGGATCGTCGAGAAATCCTTGACCCATGCTATCGCCTCGTCCCCGAGGACGTCAAAGGCGAGGGAAATATGTTCGACCGTTGCGCCCCCGTCGTAAATCGCGGAGGTCCTCGTCTCGGATCCGTCCGTCAACGTCACTGTGCCGGCCGCGTTAATCGTCGCGCTCCACTCATTGACGAAATTGAAAATTTGCGATTCGGAATAAACCATCGGGCCCCGGGCGATCGCGGTCCTCATGTCTGAGCGGCCGGGAAACCCGGTGTCCTCGAGGAGGAGCTCGAACGGCTCGCTTTCGTAAATGCCGGCGTCGGAAAGCTCATAGCTCCCGGAGGGAATTCCGGTGATCGCGTTGCGAGTTTCGCGGATCCCGAGAGTGATCCCGGCGCGGTCCGGCGTTATATGCTCGAACTCGAGTTCGGTTGACCCGATCCGGGCGAACCATGCGAACCCGGCAAGGGCCCGGGTGAGATCCATTCCGACGGGGAACGGCATGTCGAGGAGGAGATCCCAGTTCGACCCGTTCGCTGTACTCGAGATCACGCGCGCGACGTGAAGCGTCCCGCCGGCGAAAAAGTAGACAGTCCGCCCCCAGGTGTCCGGATAGTCGCCGGCCTCGAGGAGGCTCGAAAGGTTCCTGTCAATGGTAGCGACTCGAGATCCGGCCGCGACGGTTCCGATCCCGGAAAAATCCCGCATCCATGACGGCACATAAAACGGTTTCCAGCTTCCCCGAACTCGTTGCAAAAACTGCCTCATTGCTCGGACCTCGCTCGGACCGCGGAGGACAAAATCGAGGGTATTGATTCGCCAGTTGTAGGAACCCCATCGGGAAAACGTGTTCGCCCCGTTAAGGGCGGTGTCTGATCTCTCGACGACGACTCCCCCTTTCGGCGGTTCGCGAAAGTCGGGAACAATCGAGAGTGTTCGATAATGCTTCATTTCGAGAGAGCAACGAACCGGAGGCGTTGACGCGCGGCGTCGTGTCGAATGATGGCGAGGGAATCGTCCGGCCGCTCGATGGCGGCGAGGCGCATCGGGTAAATCCATGTCCCGGCCGCGGCCGCCGGCGCGGATCCGTCGGCGGCGAACGTCAAGACGCGATCGGCAATTCCTGTGACCGTGCGGAGGTACGTCCCGACTAAAACCTGACCGGCGTTCCCGGGTAGCCAGTCGCCCAGGGGAGCGACCTCGACCTGTGCGGAGGTAGCGGCGCCGGCAATGCTCGAGCTCAATCGGAGGCCTTCCGAAAACCACGGGATCAACAAGGGCCCGCGGCCGCGGTTCTCCATGACGGAGAAAATGTCGAGGGCGGCCTCCTGCCCCATTCCGTCAACGGTGAGCTCGAGAGACTTTTTCGCGTGTTTCCCCCTCGAGTGCCCTTGTTCGAGGCCTGAGCGCGAAGCTGAGCGACTTGAGGCATAGGAGAGCGACGCAAGGACTCCCTGAGACCAGTCCGGAAAAATCGAGGTCGTCAAAACGAGAGGATCCGCCTCCGTGTCTGTAATCGCGGTGAGGCTCATCGGCGGTCTCCTGATTGAAGCATTCTTTTGACCTGCGGGAGTCGTGAGTTGATCGCGTTGAGAATGACGTCGGGATTGCTCGCGATCGCCTCGGCGACTTGTCCCGGATCCGTAACGTTTAGGATCGTGACGGGAGTTCCTCCTCCTCCGGATCCGCCGGCGCCGCCTTTGCGTCCCATCGCGGCGCCGCGAATGCGATCGCGGATTTCGGTCCCTTGTTCCGCGGTGAGGACCGTCTCGTTTTTCTCGAGCATCGCGAGACGCTCGGAGCTCGCGCGGCCTCCGGAGTGATAGACCGAAAGGCCCGGGTTTGATCCTCGTCGAGGAGCTCCGTCAAGGGATCCTCCCGAGTGAAGGACCGCGGCACTCGCGCCTCCGAAAATTCCCCCGAGGCCTCCCCCGAACGATCCGGAGACCTGATTGAGGAGCATTTGCACGGCATACTGTACCCACATTTGAGTGACCATTTCGATGATACTCCGAACGACGCTCGCCCCGAGTTCTTGAAACGCTTGCTCCCACGATTTCGTTCCCATGATCGCATCCGTGAGGGCAGTCGAAAACTCCCCGGTGATCTTTTGCGTGAGTCCCGTCAATGCCTGATCCGCCTGCCTCCCCAGGTTCCCCCATTCGTCCATGAGTCCCCCGAGAGCGCTTTTTTGCTCCTGCAGGACGTCGGTAATGTTCTCGATCTTGCGCGCGGTAGCGCTCGGATCCCCCCCGGTTCCGGTCCCCAGGAGACCGCCCGTCGGATCGACGACGGGATCGGTAAGGCTCACGGGATTATTGACGACAGGAGCGGGATTCTGAGCGTCGAAAGCGTTGATCGCATCATGTAAAATTGCCTCTTGTCGTTTCGTCACGATCTCCGCTTTTTCCATCCAATTATCAGGGAAAAGAGAGGTCGAGAAATAGTCGTTTTTGACCGGGCTCGGAGGTCCGACAAAATTCGGATCCGTTTCGGACATAGGCGCCGCGACTGGGAGCGTTGCGGCCGGCGCGGGACCGTTGATCACTTCTCCCACTTTCGCGCTCACTGCGTCGGCGATACCTTTCGCGACTTCCGCGGTCCCGACTTGTGCCGCGGCGCCTCCGACGCCGGCGATCATCCCAGGAATCCCGCCCGACGCGAGACCGGTGATTCCGCTGAGCGCGGCGTTCCTCATCGCGACGCCGGCCGCGGCGGCCTTCTCGAGGAGGTAGTTCCCGAAATCCGTGACCGCATCGATCATGACGTTTTTCAGGTTCAACGCGAACTCCGAAACAACGTTCCTCTCCCCCATGAGCGCTTGGAACGCGTCAACGGTGATCCGGATCGGGAGCATAAAGAGATTGACGAGATGATTCGCGGCCATGCTGATTGACTGCAAAAACGCGAACAAAAGGAACCGCGCGGCGGTTTCGATCGCGTCCATGAGGCTTGCCGCAAGGAGGGCCCCGAGTTGCCCCTCGGCGGTGACTTGAATCAATCCCTTGAGCATATTCCCGAGGGTTTGCCCTAGGGCGGCGGCGTAGGGTGTCGCGATCTGAATGAGACTGATAATCTGATCGAGGAGCGGGCTCAGTGCTTCCATGACCGGCGCCCCGAGTTCCGCTTTGAGGGCCTGCCATTTGCCCTCGATCGTTGACATTTTCCCCTCCCACGTTCCCGAGGCGAGGATAAGGGCCTCCTGTTTCTCCTGTAGCTCCCCGTAAACGAGGGCCCATTGTTGAGCGAAGTTCGCGGATTTGTTTCCGGTTTTCTCCGCGGCCTCCCCGAGAGCGATCACTTTTTTCACCGTTTCCCCGGTGATCAAACCGTAGGAGTTCATCGTTTTGAGCGGTTCGATGAAATCCATTCCCAGGCGCATCGCATTGTAGGACCGCCCGACAAGTTCGGCGATTTCGGAAAACTGTTTCCCGGCGACGAACGCGGATCCCCCGATCGCCCGGAGGGCCTCGTCCGTTGACAGGACGCCCCGAGTCATCGCCTCGAGCTTTGTCCCGGCGTCGAAAACCTCCGCGTCAAGAAACGGCGTTGAATCGGAGAACGCGTTGAATCTCTTGACCGTCGCGGCCGCACTCTCAAAGCTCCCCTGCAGGACGGCAAGGCGAACCGTGTATTGCTCGAGGGCGGCCGCTTCCCGAACGCTCGAGGCAACGAACGCCGTCGCGGCATGCAAGGCCTTGAATGCGACGACAAGAGCAAGGACGCCGGCCGCGACGGCGGCGAGGATCCCGATCATAGGACCCGCGGCGGCGAGCATTCGTCCGAGGCCCCCGGCGGTAGCAGTCGAGGCGGTAGCGGCCGCGTTGAGACCGTTCGCGGCGGTATTCGCTCCCTGTCCCATTTGCCCGAAAGTCTGTTGAGCTCGAGCCCCGACTTGCAAGAGTGAGTTCCCGCGGCGAACCACGTTTCCGAACCCGTTGTCGAGGAGACCGAAAACGTCGAGGAGATCGATCACCATGTCGCGGAGATCTCCGAACCCTCCTCGAACGCTTTGACGGAGGCGATCGAATCCGTTTGCCTGTCCCAGGCGATCGACCTCCCGGCGCGCGTCCTTCGCGGCGCCTTCGATCTGTTGACCCGCTCGCGATACTTGCCGGCCGGCGTCCTTCGATGCCTTCTCGACTCGATCGAGATCGCGATCAATAGACGTTCCCATGTCCCGGGCGGCGCGTTTCGCTCGCTCCGCTCCGGTGACTGCCCCCGTCGGATCGATCGCTACTCCCAGGCGTGTAATCTCGATTGACATTTATTTTCCCCTCTTTGACGACTTCGCTTTTTCCCGGTCCCTCTCTTGAGAGGCGCGCGCGGCGGCATGCGCCAACAATAGAGCGTCGAGGGCGCGAATTGCACGAAAAAAGCGTAAAGGCTCGTCCGCCTCAAAAAGGGGAGCGGCGAGGAGGATATCACTCGAGGGAATTCCGCCCGGGAGGCCTCCCATGCCATCCCCGGGCGGTCTCCCGGCCGATAATAGCCAAAAGGCCTCGCGATAGCCTTTTAGGTGATCCGGCGTCTCCGGGCGATTCTCGAGCGGTTCCGGCGTTTCCCCCGTGTCCTCCTCAATCTGCAGGAAAAACTCGAGGTTCTCGCCGTGTTTGAGATCCCAGTCAATCCCCGCTTTTCAGAGCGGCGACGTCGCTCGCTTCGCCCTCACGCTGAAAGTTTCCGAGGTCCGTCGCGTTGTCGGCAACGAAATTGCGAATCGCGGGAAATGAAAGGAGCTTCCGGCGGTTCTCGAGGGTGTTCTCGAGAGGGACTCCGTTTTCCTCGAACCCTTTGAAGTCGAGGAGGAGGGCCTGAGCGGCCGCCTCGAGGGCGATCGCGGCCTGAATCGTCTGATCCTTCTTGATCTTGTGAGGAGGGTATTTCCTCGAGGCCTTCGCGACGGCGCGTTGATAGGAAGGCGCCTCCGTCGAGGCGATCAAAAGACTCGCCTCATCGCCGTAGGGAAACCATGTCCCATCGACGCGTTCTTTCACAAGTTCCAGTTCCTTGATATCCATGTCTGTTCTTTCTGTTTTTTGGGGTGAGGTAGCGAAACAAGGCGAGGGAGGCGATCCGCTCGCTTCCCTCGTCCCCTCGATTCGCTGAGAGTTTTACGCGGCGTCGTGATAATCGACCGCAAAGGTGAAACCGGTCGTCGCGTCCCGGATCGCGGTGAACTCGCCGGCAGTCATGACGTCGGTATCCTTACCCTCGATCGAGGGAGTACCGGCGGAGAGTTTGAGGCGCGGGATCGTGAAAACGATCGTTGCTCCCTGGGGAGAGGTGACCCGGAAACTGATCGCAACGTCGTCGTGCGCGATGAACTTCTCATGAAACGCCCGATCAATGAAATAGGCGTTGAGACTTCCGCTCAGGGAGAACGATCCGACGCCGACGTCGAAATTTCCGGATTCCCCGATCGCATCTTTCCCGCGGAGATTGTTCGCGATATCGAGGGTGATCGTCTTGAATCGCTCGGAGGTGACTTCCCGATCAATAAGGAAGGTCCCGACGTGACTCGTCGCGTTGACGACGTCGCCCTCATGCGCGGCCGTATAGACTCCGTCGGCGTCGATCGAGGTAGTTCCGCCATCTTCCCCGGCGCGGCCGAGGAACCCGATCGAACCGGTGACGATCGCTCGGGATTCGAAAGTAAGGCTCAGGGTGTCGACCATCATCCCGCGGTAAATCTGATAGTAGGCGTCCGCAACGCTGTTGAGGATCCGACGCTCGAGGAGGAACGACTTGCGCGTCGTGCCGTTCGGGAGGTGCTTCCCGGTGAAAGTGAGGGCCTCCGTTGACGTATCGGCCGCGAGACTTCCTCGAGCTACCTCGATCCATGAGGCGTCGCCGGCGCGCGCGGTGACGAGTTTGAGACCGTTGTTTCCCGAGGTAGCGGATCCGGCGACTTTGACCGTTGCTCCGACGGGAATATTCGTGAAATCGCCGGCGGTTCCGGTGATCCGAGGCTCGAGGCCTCCCTCGAGGGTGACGTCGCCCCAGGCGGCATTTGCAGAATCCTCGGAAACGGTGATCGCGTTGCCGGCGGTGCCTTCGCTTTTGGCGGTGACCGTCATCGTTGACGCGGAGGCCTTCGCGGCCGTAACGCGAGGGTGAGCGACGGTTCCCTCGCCGTAGAGAGTGCCGGCGCCGACGGCGGCCTTATTGATCGCGGCAACGAGACTGTCGATCGTGAGCTCCGCACTCGCCCCCAGGTCGAAATGATTCGGGAGAGTCGGCGTTGCCTTCGCGATGTAAACGACGCCTCCGACTTCGATCTCGTCGTCGGCGGAAAGGTTCGCGCTCAGAGTGAGAGTCTGCGCGGCTTTGACGCCGGCGTCGATATCACAAGTCGCGGTTTCATTGATCACGATCAATGCGTTGAACATTCCCGCCTCGAAAAACTCTTTGAACGCCTCATAAGAGAGCTCGAAATCAATCGATCCGCTCGCCTCCGCTCCTACTTCCGGCATGTCCGAGATTTGACGATCGTCGCGGATCTCCTCCGAGACCACCGTCACTTTATCATGAACAATGCTCTCCCCGGTGATCCGGAGTTTCCGCAACGAAGGCGACGCGGGAGTTTGTCCCCAGGCGGATTCTGCTACGCCGGCGAGGGTTGAAAGGTTCGAGTCACTCATAATATTCGTGCGGTTTGGTTGTCGTTCTTGTGGTTTTGCTTAGCGGGCGAAATGCTCGCCCGGGTATGCCGGGTGAAGGTCGTAAAGTCTGCCTTGAGATACCATCTTGCTGTCAGTTTGCCCAACAAAAAAGAGAGAGCTCAGGTCCCATCGAATTATTCTCAGGGCGGCTAAGGGTTTCGGGCGTCACGTTGTTTTGAATTCCTTTGCGGTAAGTAAGGATTTTGAGGTTCCCCCGTACGTCAATTCAGCCAGGCGGCGGTTTACGTAAGCAGTTCCCGAGCTTGGACCATAACGAACTGCAAAAGTCCGGGGGGTTGTTGTTCCTAACAAACCGTAATTGAAACGAAGCGAAACCGGCAAAGGATAATTGGCGGCGGCGGAAACAAGAGCGGTTGCGGCTAAGGCGTCACTATTTCCAATTTCGAAAAGGGCAAAGGTAATTGACAAAAGCGCGGAACCGGAAGCCCAGGCGGTAAATTCAACCTCCAGAAGGTTACTCCCGTTCTTAGGTGTATAATCCAACGTTAGTAATTCTTTTCCTTCGGTGATTTGAGGTGTGGTGTTATCAAAAGGAATCACTAACGCGGTTGAATCCATTGTGGAATTTTGCGAGTAACGATAATTGATACAAGCCCCTGCTTCCGGAGGGTTGACCCAAGAGGGAGCTCCCAAAGCAACCATTAGAAGTTGGCCCGGAGTGCCAATCGGAACCCGCGCCCAAGCGGATCCGTTGTAATATGCCAAATCCCCGGCGGCAGCTCCTTCAATTGAAAAATCTGCTCCAGGATCACCGGTATCGCCTTTGATGCCCTTGTCCCCCTTGTACGAAAAAACGAAGTAAGTCAGGAAGGTTGCTCCCGAAGATTCGAAGATGTCCCCGCCAATCGATATTACAGGAACTTCGTAATAAGTTGTTTCTTCAATGATTGCCCCCGTGACCTGCCAAATTTCGTTTGTTATTCCGGGGATGATTCCAGAAATAATCGAACCTATTGAAAGTGCTTCAATGGCGAAAAATTCCAATTCTGTTTTGCCAGTTTTACCAAACCTCAAACCCAAACCGTCAATTGTAAAACTGCTTCCAAATGGAACCCCTCCCCCTACTCCGTATTTCCAAACAAGCCCAGTAATCGGAACGGCAACGGGTTTCCCGTTTCTGAAAATTAGATTTCTATCGGCCATTCCGATAATGGATTAGAGGATCATGCGGCAATGTGAATCGGAATCCCTTTCTCGAAAACGAGTTCCGTCGCGGAGACTGCCACCCCTACCTGTTGATAGAGGTTGCCGGTAGCGGCCGGGGCACTCGCGAGAGCGACGACGCCTCCGGGAGTCGTCGAAAGGACGTATTCGGCCCCGATCGTGAGCCCCGACAGGCCGCTGATTGTGCCGTCGAAAATGACGGTAGCGTCGGCATCGGCCGCGGCGCCTTCATTGACGAACCCGTGAGCGGGTTTGCCGGTCGTCGTCGCGTCGGCGTTGCGGGCCTTGAGATCGGATCCATCCAGCCAAAGATTGACGAGGGCGCCGCCGGCGAGAGTTTCGGAGGCGGTAACGACGCGTTGATCCGCTCCGACGCCGGCGGGTAACATTGTCGGATCAACTTTCCCGTCGGCATTGAGAGCAACGATATTGCCGGCGTCACCTGCCCCCGCGGAGGCGTCTTTCGCGCTCATGAGCGTTATCACTCCTGAGATGATCGTCCAAAATTTACGTGCGGCCATGAGATTTAGAGAGGTTGAATTGTCGAATTATCGTAGTGCTCTACAAATAGACAGGCTGAGAGATTTCTACAATCAAAATTTGAGGAGTCGCCGCGGTGCCAACGCTTTGATAAATCCCCTCCTCGGGAGCGGTGAGCGTGAGATTCCCATCGGTCCCGAGGAAATAGCGGGCCCGGGGAACGAGACCGGAAAACCCGTTCATCGCCCCGTCTTTTTGAACGGCGACGTTTGCTCCCGCGGCAACGGCATTGCGAATGAGTCCTTGTGCGGGACGAGGAAAGCTCGAGTCAGCGTAAATAATGGCGCCGGCGTCGTCAAAGGTAACGGCGCGGTGACCTCCGAGAGGTCCGGCCGCCGGGTAGGTTCCCGCGGATCCGTCCCCCGAGAGACCTGAGATCCCCTGTAGTCCCCCGATCAATGAAATTTCCGGTTCGGCCTCGATGGCGATCGTCTCGTCAACAGATTCCCGAACGATCGAGACGCCGGCGCCGTCACTTGCGCCTGGGAGGCTCAGGAGCGCGGTTTGTTCCGCTACCAATACAAGGAGGCCTCCGCCTCCCTGGGACTCCTCGAGGACCTCGATTTCCCCGCCTGGGGACTCGAGGCGAATCGATCCGGAGGACGTCTCGGAATCAACCTCGATATGAAGGTCCGGAATCATTGCTCAGGGAATGGCGATCCGAACTCCTCGTTTCAACGTCAACGTCATGAGACCATAATTCGAGACCTTATCGGCCGCGTCTTTGATCACGAAATCACAAATCAGTTTCACGCCGTCGAACTCGTCCGCATCGAGGGCGGAGAGGTCGATCGGGATACTCGCGACGCCGGTGCTCGGATCGTCGAAGGTATTGACTGTCTCGTCGAGGATCGCGTCGGCGTCGAGATCTGTGATCTCTCGTTTCGCCATGAAATAGACGGTCGACCCGGTGAGATCAACGGGAGAACGGTCCTTGTTTCGAACGCGGATCCCGAGGTTCCGGTCCTCCCCGAGGAACATTTTGACCGTCGGGAGCTTTGCAATTTCGTCGGTTGTCATCGGTTTTCGTCGGAGTAGAACGGGATCCCAAAAGTCATTTGCTCGTATCCGTCGCGGAGTCCCGTCGCGAAGATATCCATAGCGGCACAATCGACTGTGCCCGATCCGGAGAGGTGTAGCAATGCCCGGTTGTCAAAAATGCTCGCGAAGGTGTCGCCGGCGCAAGTGAGAACGCGCGTCCCGCTCCCCTCCGGAACGAAAACTTGCAAGTAGAGGATTCCGCGGATCCGAACTCGAGCTCCTCCGACGGCGGCGTTTTGCCGGCCGGAAAAAGCGACGGAGAGGCGGCCGTAAGGTTTCGACGTGCCTCGCTCCATTTTCTTGTTTGGGAGTTGGATCCGTCGCGCGGGGAGGTCCTCGGGAGGTAGCGTCGGCGCCGCGTCCCATTGATCAACGAAACGTTGAACGAGGGCGGCCCGGGTGAGATCGATCGAGTTGCTCATTTTGTCATGCCGGCGAGGAGTCCCTCGATTTCCGCTACTGTTTCCGCGACGCTAAGCGCGATCATTCCTTGAGGCGCCTGTTTTGAGTGCCCGTTCTCGAGGGCCTCGATGTAGGGAATATTGCTCACGATGAAAACAGGAGCGGTTCCGTCAATGAGAGGAGCTCCGAACCCGGCCGGCGAATAGCTTTCTTTCCCCTCCGGAGGAACGCTTCCCCCAGGTGCTCCGACGGCAACGTCCCATGACGCTTTTGCGCGCCCGGTGTCGACGGGAGTCCTCTCGACAATGCGTTCGTGAAGGTCCCTCGAGATCTTCTCCGTCGCGATCCCGAGGTCAACGTCGATCGCTTTTGCGAAGGCCTCGAGATCCGCTTTGACTGTCTTGATCCTCATCCCGTGCAATGGAAAATGTAAACGGCATTGACGGGATCCGTCTCGATTCCCCCGATCTGCCAAGTCTCCCCGGTGCCAGGGACATATATCTCGCCGGCGAGGCCCGCGGCCGTATTGATCGAGGCCCCCAGGAGGAGGAACGTCTTTCGCGTGACGGGGACGCCGGCCTCGTCCGCTTGAACGGATTCCTTGCCTTCCTTCTCATCGTCGTAAGGAAGCGCTCGAGCGTCGGAGATCTGAGCGAAGGACCGCTCCGTCGAGTCCGTTGCGGCGTCATAGTCATCATCGTGAGGCCCCAGGCGGAGAACGACGTCAATGATCGCGTCGCCGGCCGCTATGAAGGCCTGAGCGGCCGCGGCCGCGGCAATGGCTTTAATGCTGCTACTCATGATCTCCTCGATTTTCGACCCGCGGCGCGGTGAGCGGCGTCGTGATGATTATGGCAGTATTGACATAGCGCCGCAAGGTTCAAAAGCGAGGCGGCCTCGGGACGGTGATCGTAGACGTGAGCGCAAGTCAAGACGACCCGACTCCCGGTGCGCGGGTTCGGTTTCCCGTTCTCCGCCCCGCACCATTCACAATGGTTTTTCGCCCGGTAGAATCTCACGAATCGACTCCGGAGTTTCCAGTCGGCGGGATATCGCGCCTTCATTTCGGGACGGATAGGCATGCTCGTCAAAGGTAGCGGAATTCGATTCGGGTGATCTCCTCGTCGAGGGAGACTTTGAACTCCCGGGCGTACCAGTTCGCGAATTGGCGGCCGCTCATTTCGGGAAACCCCTCCCGGCGCGCCTCCTCGTTTCCATATTCCCGATTCGTGATCAATGCTCGGAGAGGTTCGAAGCGAACGGAGACGACCTCGATCGGGCCTCCTACTAGCACCGCCTTTTCCCCCTTCTTGAGCCCCATGCCCTTTTGAACGGGTTGCAGTTGATCCCCGGGTTTTAAGGATTTCCATCGGAGGCGCCGGGTGACGTCCTTCGAACGGTCCTCGATTTGCCTTTGAGTTTTCGCGACTGATAATCGTTTCATCGCGTCGACAATGCGCCTTTAACGGCGCAACGTCAACCGCGGCGAACTCGAACCATTGATCCGCCGTGCATGAATCGGCCATACGGCGAAAGCATCGTGATCACGTCCGCTTGAACGACGGTCCGGAATTGATTCCCCTCGTTCGTCTCCTGAGTCTGATACTCGAGCTCGAGGGCGCCTTTCCCCAGGGAGATACTCGCGAGAGCGTCGGCGCCGCCGGCGGCCGGATCTCGCGCCATGAACGTCGTCTGAGCGAGGAGGTTCTGAGCAATGATCGCCTGAGCGTTCCGGATCGGTTTCGGGATCTCGTTGTTCGGAACGATCCGATCCCTTTCGCGGAGACCGTAGCGCGGCCATTGCATCGCCTGAGTATCGGGTTTCGTCCGCTTCCCGTTCCAATCAAATTGATTGTCGAGGATTGCGGCCGCATCGGCGAGGGCGATCGCCTTGTTTTCCGCCGTCGCGGCGGTCCATGTCGCGCTATCAACGCGGCCCTCGAAAAAGGTATCGGCCTCCGCGACGGTAACGAAGGTATTCGAACCGGGGAGACCGGTGCCGTCCTCTTTTGTGAGGGTGAGGGCCATCTTAACAGAGTTTCGTGAGCGTGACGGTGAGATCCGGATCCGTCGACCCGTCGAGGTCAAGAACGAGGACGTTCGAGAGCGCGGGAAAAACCGTCATGCCGGCCTCCGCGAAGGTTCGAGGATTCGTGACGCCCTTGTGATCGTCGTCAAGCGGGAGAGGGACGACGTTCGCGGCGCCGTCAATGAACCCGGGAGAGAGCGTCCCGCCTCCGAAGGTACCGGCGACTCCCATCGCATATTTTGCCCCGGCAAGGAGAGGGACCTGAGTCGCTCCGTCCTCGTCAATCGTGATCGTCCCAGTGTCGTAAATCGTTGCCATGATGCGGTATTATTGCGGGTTCGTTGATTCGGATTATTCGGAGGCCTCGAGAGCGGCCGCGGCCTGAAATGCTGCCATGATAGCGGCCGGATCCGCCTCCGCGGTATTGCCGGCGTCGTCGTCGTCGTCGGAGGCGCCTTGCTCCTCGAGCTCCTCGGGAGCGGGTTCGTCGCGACGACTGGGATCGAGGTCCTCCTCGAGGAGCTCCTCAGAGTCGGCGCCGGTCTCGACGTGTTCGAAATGCCCGTTTCCGCTCGAGTCCATTTCGTTGATCTCGAGAACAGGCGGATCCTGTTCGGTATGCTCGATCGTCCCGGGAATGATTTCTCCGACGGTATCCTCGCCGGTCTCCTCGAGGGTGAGGTTCTCGTCGATGATCTCCTCCTCGACGGGAGGGAATAGATCGTTGAGGAGGTTCTCCGCGGTCTCCATGCGGTAGAGTGCAACGGCGTAAAGCTCGCGCGCTACCTCGAGGGCGGCATTGAACGAGGCGAGCTCCTCCTCCTCGAGGTGCTCGATCGCGAGATTGATTCCGGCATAGTCCTCAATGAGGGCCCTGGGAACGTGAATCACGCCGGCGGCGGCGTCGATATCGGCGAGCTCGATCGAGGGGTTTCGGTGCCTCCGCTCGAAAGGGTGAGAAATTGTTTTTCCCGCGGGTGTCTGAGATATGGTTCCTGCCATTGCGTCTGTCTGAGTCTGTTTTGAAAGGGAAATCTCCCGGCGCCTCGCCCCCTGTAAATCAGAGCGGCGAGAGCGCGGGAGACGGTTCCATGATACAATGCACTGTAACCGAAATTATCCGGCCGCGACAATGACAATCACGTCAGTTGCGGCCCAATCGACCGAACCTCCGTTCCCCAGGGTGACGACGCGGCCCGACTTCGAAAGCGCCCCGTCCCAGGCTTTGACCGCCCCGGCACTCGTCCGAACGAAGGCCTCGACGGCGGCGGGTTCGAACCCGAGGACGATCGAGGTCGATCCGACGGCGACGTCCGTCGCGGTAGGCGAAAAGGAAACGATATCGAAGTTGCGGAAAGCTCCGTCGAGAGCGGTTTCGGTGCCTCCATACATGGCGGCCGCTGCCCAGGCGTTATTTGCCCCGGCGAGGGTTTCGGTGCAAGCGAGGCGACGGGATCCGGAGCGGTTCGAGTAAACGAGAACGCCCCCGGTGATCGCAACGGCGGTGAGGTCCTGAGCGCTGTTATCGTTGATCACGTCGACGATATTCGCGATACTTCCCGCGGCATCGGCCCCGGGTTCGAACTCGAAAGGATTCTCCGCGGTAGTCACGCAAGGGAACGTTTCGGATCCGATCACGAATCCCTCGCCATTCGCGGCGATCGTCGCGATTCGGAGGACGTTGACGTCGTGCCGTTCCTGAGCGGCGAGGAGTAGAGCAAGGTTAGCGAGAGTCTTCATTTTGAAAGTGCCTCCGCCCCTTGAACCGCCCTCCCCCCCATCCTTTCGGCGAGGGGGAGGGCGGGCGAACGTTGGCTATTTTTGGGTGTAATGTGGTTTGATGAGACCGGAGTCTCGAGTCGCCGTTACTGGGCGATATTGTGCGTGATTTTCACCATGCGCACGTTTTTGGTTTCGTAGACGCGAATCCAGTTCGACTGGGTAGCGAGCTCCGCGTTCGTCGGAGAGACGCTCGCAACGGCGGCCTCTTGCCATGCGACGCCGCGCGGGTGGAGAATGTTTCTCCACCGGTTTGCGAGCCACGTTTCGCCGGCGAGACCGTCGCGGCCGTACTCGAGTTGCCACGTTCCATGACCGCCCTCGACGGGTTCGTCCTCGGAGCTCATGCCCATACCGAAGGCGCCTTCCCCGAAAAGGTAGGTCGAGTAAACGGGTTTTCCGTCGATAGTCGTCGGAGTGAGGGAGTCGTCGACGACAACGCGTTTGCCTTGGAAAACGGTGATCGGTTCACCGCCCTCGGAGTCCGGAATGTAATCGATGAGGTCGAGTTTCTTGAGGTGAGACTCCACCGCGGAGTGCATCATCGTCCCGGTGAGGCGGTCCTTCTGATCACCCATAAGCTGAGTGCCATCGATGAACGTGAGACCGGTGAGCATATTCGCGGAGGAAGCGGATCCGCTCGTCTGATGCAACGCGAGGAGGTTCGTCGCCATCGAAGCGGCGCCGAAAACGCCGTTGAGCGAGGCGATGAGTTGCGCCTGCAAACGGCGCGAACGGAATTCGGCGAGGAGATCCGCGATAGCGGCCATCGGATCGGATCCGGCGAGGATGCCGGCGAGGTCGTTTGCCCCGAACGCTTTCCCGCGCTGATGTTTGCGGGCGCGGTCCTTCTCCGTGTCGATCTTGTTGACGGTGAGAGAGGCTTGATCGGTGAGGACCTCGTCGTCCCCGGTGAGGTCCTGCCAGAACGGCATGTCAACGATGCTGCCTCCCTGGGAGGCGAGAGCGTCGAGGTCCGGAGACTGGCGAACGATGCCCGATTTGATGAGGGCGGATTTTGCGGCGGTACGCTCAATCAGGTAAGGGAGAAAGAGCGCGGGAACGATGATATCGGCGATTTTTGTGGCTGCCATGGCAAGGAATTATTGTGGTTTGATGTGGTTCGACTCTCGCGTCAAGGTTGCCCCGCTTCCTTAGAATCCTTTCCCCGGCGCCCCGCCCCGGGGAGGTTTGATCCGCGTTGTCGAGATTCATTTATCTCATGAGGGGGAACTCTGTCAAGAGATCCAAAAGAAAAAGGCGGCCCCGTTTTCCCTCGGGACCGCCTTTCCTTCTTTCTCCACGTACGCGAACTATGGCATTCACGCTCGAATTGTTGCCCCGGCGGCCGCGGCAAGGCGGCGCGCTTTTGCCGGATCCGCCTGAAAAATCTTGCCCTGTTCGGTGAGGTTGAACGTTTCCTTTTTCCAAGGATTGACGCCAGTGTCGCCGTTGCCTCCGCCTCCTCCGCCCCCGCCCGCTCCGGATCCGGCGTTCGGATCGAACAGGTGAGGCGCGGATTTCGTGAGGCCCTCCGCCCACTCCCTCATGCTGATCCGCTTTCCTTCGCGGCCGAAAATCTCCTCGCCTTTCTCATCGAAAGCGACGGGTTCGCCGTCAACGAGTTTCCAGACTCCTTTCGCCCGGGCGACGATATCGGAGTCGGCGCCCTTTTGCATTCCGAGGGCCCCGGCGGTAGAGATCACCGCCTGATTGATCTGCAAATCGGTGAGGCGGGTGACGAGTCCGCCGTTGTCCTCCTCGAGCTTCTTGATTTTCGTCTCGCTCTCCGTCTTGAGCTTCTCGACCCGCTTCTCGACGGCGGCCTCGATCTCCTCTTTCGTTTTGGCGTTGCCGGCCTCGAAATCCTCTTCCTTCTGCAGGAGCTCCTTGTATTTGTCCGGATCAACGTCCTTGAACTTCTCGAGGTCCCGTTTCAAGGCGATGTTGTTCGTCCGAAACTCCTCAACTTTCGCCTGGGGAGCGGCGCCCTCACAATCGAGGATCCATTTGCCCCCGGTTTCGGTGTAGTGCTCCCGGACCGCTTCCGGGATTTCCTCGAGGGTGTCGACGATGTATTTGATTGCCATGCGGGTTTTTTAAGGTTTCCCGTGAACCTTTTCAAGTCCGATTTTGGATATAAGGGACCGTTGATCGCCCATAAGCAAACGAGGCGCCCTCTTTCGAAGGCGCCTCGCGCGGGTTTGATGGCGGATCGGGAGGAGGATCACTCCGCCATCGCTTCCGAAACTGCAATGATCTGTTCGGCCGCGGCGCCGGTAGCTTCGAAAAAGAAAACCGTCCGCGGCGTCATTTGGCCCGGGTTGCTCTTGCTCTTGCCCAGTCCGACGCCACGTCCGAGGAACCGGAGGTCCGAGGGATCGAAAGCGTTTTCCGCTCCGGTCTCGACTCGAGCAAAGGCCCGGGTTTCGGTTTCGGCGGTAGTGTCACCGAACGCCCAAACGGCGGGAGTGCCGCCTCTCATGGCGTCGAATCCGGCCTCGACGATCTGTGCCCCTTTCGGGAGCTCGAGAGTGAAGGCGGTAGCGGTAAGGTCGATAGGGAAACGAAGGATTTTCATAGGATTGTCTGTTTTGTTATCGCGCGGCGTCATTGCCTTGCGGTCCTTCACTGTGGACCTTTAAAGGCTCATTGCAAGCGGTTTTTGTCAATTCGTTGAAAAACTCCCGAACGCGGTCCTGTTCGAATCCTCCGTCGTAGTTCTCCGCGTCGTGCCACGCATCGAAGTCGAGGAGTTGATGACGGATCAACGCCGACGCGAAGGCCTCGACGTCCTCGAGGAGGTTCGATGCGCAATTTTGCGTAGTGACCTCCTCCCCCTGGGGGAGCGCGTCCCATATCGCCCGACATTTCATGCAAACGTTGAAACCCGGCGTTTCCCATCGCGTGAGACTGGCGAGGAGCGGTGATCCGCATATCGCGGCCCCGTCTTTGTAGGCGTGAGCAACGGAGGACGACGGGTTCGTCGTCATTGCCCAAAAGTCGACGGCGTCTTTCCTTGTCATCCGAACGAGGCCTCCTTGATTTCTTGATTTCGCTCCTCCTCATCGATCGCCTGTTGTTCCGCGATCCATGCCGCCTCGCGTTCCTGTGCAAGTATCCATGCCGCCTCCTCGTCCTCCTGGGAGAAATCATCGGGGAGGGGCAGATACGCCGGTTCGAACGTGTTGTCCTCCTCGAGGGTGCCGTCGGCGAAAAGCTCCGTCTGTCTCAGGTAGCTTTTCGAGCGGCCGGGATCCCGATCGATCATCCCGCTCGAGCGACTCGAGAGGCGTCGATTTTGAACCTGCATCATCGCGCTCCATACTTGCATGAGCGGCCTCGAGTGTTGCCGCTCCGTCGTCGCGTTCTTGAAATTCGAGTAGTCGATCGAGAGGGTTTCCTCGGAGAGGATCCGCGCGGCGGTAGCGGGCCGAACGAGGATCCGCCACGCATAGTCCGAGTTGCGCGTTTCGATGATCTTACCGCGGAGACCGTGTTTCTCACGGAGCTCCTCGAGATCGCGATCGTCGCGCGCCCTGATCTGAATGAATCCGGGTTGAAAGGTGCTTTGTGTGAGGCTGAAAAATCCATAGGTTGTAAATATCCACAAAATGCGTCCCTCTTTTCTATCTTTGATTGGTTCGTTTTTTCTGTGCCATGACGGCACTTGTTGAGCATCCCGCTAAGCGGGCTGTTTCCCGAACTCCCTTTCCGGAGTCCAAAAATCCTTGAATTGTCGCGCGGGTTGCCCCGTGCTTTGTCTCGTTCATCCGACAGGCCCGGGCGGTTCGCTCGTCCGCGGGAACGTCCCGGAGGTTCTCGCTCCGCGTCCCGAGGTGAATGTTCTCGATCGAGTTGTCGGGATTCGGGTTCGGATAATGCCTCACGTCGGTTCCGGGAACATAAATCGCCTCCCCGAACTTTTGAAACGCCTGCAGGCGGTGAACCCAGCACGTCCATGCGGCCTTTGCGTGCCTCACATTGAACCGGAGATATCCTTTCGAGTCCGGCGCGGGACGGAGCTTCTTGCCTGACGGCGAGAAAACCGCTCCGCTTTCGTCGACGCGATAGCCTTTCTTTGCGGCGATTCGTTCGATCATGCTTTGCCCTTATTGTAGGCGGTGAGAGCGGCCCCGATCGCGATCGCGTTGAACTCCTCGTTGAGCTTCATTCCGGCAATCAACGTGAACAGTTCGGCCGGCGTGTGAAGGTTCGAGGCAACTTTCGTCTCGAGGGTGAGCTCGTAACGCCATTTTTCGGGGAGATTGCCGGCGGTCCCGTTCGCGAGGATCTCGAGATTGTAGCGGATCCCGAGAGGGAGGTTTCTCTCGAGGAACGTCCGGAGCTTGAAATACTCCTGTTTGAGCGTCTCGAGGTAATTGAGAAACGCTCCGTCAATGAGTCCCTCCGCGTCCTGCAAATCGAAGGCGCCGCCGTGATCCCGGATCGTGTCGATTCCGTTGTTCACGAAAGAAAGGATCCCTTTCAGGTTCCCCAGGTGCTCCGAGAGGTTTCGCGGCGCGAGGAGAGGTTCCCCAGTCTCGAGGACTCGTTCCTTTGCTTCTTCAATTTCCGTTTTGTCTGTCTGATGTTTCATAGGACCTCAACAATGGACCTTTAAAGGCGCATTGTCAAGGATCCGATTCGACGGGAGGTTTTGACGGCGGCGCGTCGGGAGGGTTCGTTTCCTCCGGAGGATCCCCGAGGAGCTCGAGGACGTCGCTCCGCGTCATCATAGCGCGCGCCTCGTTCAAGGCGTTGATAGCGTCTCCTGTGCGGATCTCGGGGGTATTCTCGAGACCGGTGAGGTAGAAAAACGGAGGCCCCGCGAAGTGAACGCTTGCCGTGCCGTGCGTCTCGAGATCCTCGAGACGAGGGCCCCAGTGAGGAACGTCCCCCAGGTGATACCATAGTCGCCCCGCCTTGATCCCGACGTAACAGGCAATCAACGGAGCGGCGGCCCCGGCGTAAACGACTGCCCCGGCGGTGTCGAGGAGTCCGATTCGTTCTATCACGTCTTTTTTCATTGTCTGATTACATCCTCTAGTTTTCGCCCGTCGGGCCATTGAGTAATGCCGCCGGCGCGGATCTCCGCGATGAGGCTCGCCGGGTTCGTTCCGATCCTGACGTAATCGAGAGACGCCATGTCGATTCCGTTCTTGAAAAGTCCTGTATTCGTCGTGATCCCGAAACTGTCGGGTTTCATAATTTCGGCGAGGGTTCGGCGCCGGGTGCTTCCCTCGTTCGCTTCCCAGGCGCCGAAACTGTCATAGGTGTGACTGGCGATATCAACGCGCGTGACGAGATCTCCCTTGAAAACGAATCCGCTCGAGCGTGTCGCGGCGGTGCTCTTGTTGACGCGGTTCGTGTAGAGATACCCGGGCCCGCCTCGATCATAGTCCTCGTCCCAGGAGGCCCCCGCTCCCATCGGCGTACCGGCGCGGAGACGGTCCGACGTCGGCGTCACCCATCCCCCATTGAAAAGCCATGCCTTGAGAGCAACGGAGATATCGCTCGAGCTATGGTAAAACGCCGTTTTCTCCTCCGCCTTTTTTGCCTCCGCGGCGTCAACGTCCCATCGGCGATAGATCCGGCGGCCGGCCGCACTCGTCGGCGGTTCGCCCTCGGGATTGTAATATCGGTGATACTCTTTCGGATCCCGCGGGATTTTGACGGAGTAGCGCTTTTCGGCCCAGTCTTTCACCTTGTCGATTTTGACCTCGTCCGGATCCGCTGAGTTCAAAATATTCTGGTAACCGGCGAGACTGTCGTCCCCGCGAAGGTAAATCGTCTTGTGCAAATAGACGAGTTCCCGCTGTGCGCGCGTCGGCGGTGCTACGTCGAACCCGGCGGCCTCGAGGGTTTCGAATGCGGAGATCACCGCCGTTGTACTCGAGTTCGAATCGACGTTTACTCTAACCGTGCCGTGAATGCCTCGCGCGTCGCCGTACCCAGGCGACGACGGTTTGTGCGGATAGAATTTCGCGACGACCGGTCCGGCCTCGATCTGAAAGGCTCGTCCCGAGGTAGGCTCGAACGCTCCCCCAAATCGCGTTGTTTGCGCAACGCCCGTATCTGTGAGGATTCCGTCCGGTCCGACTTCTTTCCGGGTGAAGCGGAAAACGACGTCAGGGATCCGGGAAACCTTCACGCCGTTGATCCTGACGGATCCGTCGGGAGCGGGAACGGTTGCCGGCGTCGCCTTCGCTTTTTTCGGTGCCTCCGGAGGTTTCTCGAATTGCGGCCAAATTTTCGACGGGTTCATTTGCGCGGCCTTCGCGGCGTCGAGGTCGTCGATCACGGTTTTGTAATACGTGAGGAGAGCAAGCTGTTCGGCCTCCGGAGTGCCCTTCTTAGGCTTTTTCGGGAGTCCGGCGAGTTGCGCGTCAATGAGGGCCTTTTGAGCTTCGTACGTTTGAAGCGTCCCCAGGTTATAGGCCCCGTCCCCGGCATGCGTGACGATCGTTTTCGCGGCGGCCTCGATCGCCGGCCAAAACGTGTCGAACTTGCTCACCTTCGAAGCGACGGCGGCATTCGCGGAGGTTTTCGCGGCCGGGACATAGTTCGTCAAACTGGTATCGACGCCGGCGGCCGCAAAACTGTTGAGGATCCGATCCGACTCCGATTTCGTCAGTTTGCCCTCGAGCTTGTAAATGACATTCCCGCCCGTCGTTCGCTCTCTCCACATCATGACCTCTTGATCCTCCCAGGAGGCGCCCGCGATGATAGGCGTTCCGTAGGAGGTATTGGCGGCCGCGTCGAATTCGGCGAGATCCGGCGTCGCGATCCGGGTGAGGAGAGGCGCGACGGGTGCGTCCTTCTTGCCTCGAGGTTTTTTCGGTTTCACCGCACTTGCCGGGAGACGCTCCTCGAGCCATTTGATCCGCTCCTCGAGGACCTTCGCGACTTTCGCCCCCCGTGTTTTCTTGACCGCGTCGAGGAGCTCGTCACGCGACTCGAGGATCCGAACGATTTGCTCGTTGATTTTCGCGTCCGTCATCCCGGCGAAAATGTAGGCGGTCCGGCCGGCGGCGACTCCGGGATCCCTCATCGTCTCGAGCTCCGTGACGGAGGCCTTCCATTCGGAGGCGTTCTTGACGGTCCCCTGTGCGCGGTAGTCGAGAGACCCGCCGTTGTCGACGCGGATCGCTTTCCCGTCGGAGGTGACGAGAATATTATCGTTGCTCTGTCCGGCGACGTCCCAGTTCCCGAGGAGCGCGTCCATGACGAAATGACTCTCGAGTTGCTCGTAAACGTCTTTCCGCTGTGCCGGCGTCGCGGATTTCTCCCAGTCCCCGAGGGTTTTCGCTCCGTCAACGAATTCGGCGACTTTGTAGGATGATCCTCCGCTCTCGAGGAACTTTGACCCGGGGACTCGAGCTCCGACGATCCGGTAGAGCTCATCGGCGAGGGCCTCCGTTTTGAGGTGATCAACGCCTCCTCCTCCTTGCTCAGGTGATTTGACGACCCAGAGTTTCCCGGTGAACTCGTCTTTCCGCAACGTCGGCGCCGTGCTCCCCGGGAGGGTGCGGATTATCGTGAGGGTTCCCGGATCCGGAATAAACAAGTCGAGGTTCTTGACGTCGAGATCCGGCGCCGTCGCGGTAGCGGTAGTGTCGACGATCGCGTTCGCCTGTGCGATCGCGGCGGTTCCGTTCGGCGCGGTGCCGTTGAGGAGGTCGATATACCATTGATCGGCCGCGCTCACCGGTGCGGGTTGAGTGAATCCCTTTCCGGCCGCGGCGAGGCCCTCTTGAACGGACTCCTCCCAGGTAGCCTTTGCGGCCGGATCGAGCGAATCAACGGCGGCTTGCTCCCCGGGGGAGAGCTTTTTCCCGGCAACGAGTTTCTTTTTCGCGTTGCTCAGTTTCGAGCTCAGGTTCGAGGCGGCCTTTTTCTCCGCGTCGATCGTGTTGAGCTTCTCGAGTAGCGCGAGAGCTTCCCCGCTTCCCTCCTCGTATTTCGGATCGAGGGCGAATTTCTTGTCGAACTCGATCGAGTCGTATCCGGTGAGATCCTTGAAAATCTTTTTCGTCGTCGCCGTCGCTTTTTTCCCGTTCTCGCCGGCGAGCTCGTAAAGCTCAGTCTTCGCCATGTCATCGGCGATCTTATAGGCGGTCTCGAGGGTTTTCGCCTTCGTGAGTTGCCCGGAGAGTTGCGCCTCCTTGACCGCCTCCGCGGCGAGGGATCCTTGCCCCGCGAACGCCTCGAGCATTTGATTCGACGACTCCTCGTCTAACCAGTTCGCATATTTGTCGAGGTATTTGACGACGGCGGGATTGTCCTCCTCCTTGAGGCTCAGGAGGTCCTCGAGCTTTGCCCCGGTAGCGTTGCCGGCGACGACGTCGTCGAACAGTTTCGCGACTTTCGCCTCGTATTGGAGTTGCTCCTGTAGGGCGAATATCTTCGTTTTCTGATCCGCCTCGAGCTCCTTGAGGGAGAAAAGCTCTCCCTTCTCGAACTCGACGGGTTTCCCTGCCTCGAACTTCTCCTGTAAATGGGTGAGGATATCGTTCGCCTTGATCGATGCCCAGTCCGCCTTTTTTTGCGCGAGGAGCTTCTCCGCGGCCGCTTTCTGGTCCGGGGTAATGATTCCCCATTCCGGAGCGGCCGGGACGCCTGTCGGCGCGCCTGTGAGCGGATCCGTTGCGTCTATCTTCGCGAGGAGATTCTCGAATTGAACGCCGGCGGCCGCGGCCTTCGCGTCCTCGATACTGGCGAGCCAATTCGCCGACTCCTCCGGTCCGAGCGAATCAATGACCGCCTGTTGTGCCGCGGTAGGTTGTGCCCCGGCGAGGAGCTTCTTTTTCGCGAGGCTCAGGAGGCTCGCCTTGTTACTTGCGGCCTTCTTTTCGTCCGCGATCGCCGTCGCCCGGGCGAGGAGACTCACGGAGTTGAGGTTCGGTTCCGTCTCCTGCAGGAACGCGATCGTTTTTGCAAGGGTGACCTGTCCCGTCGGGTTCGCGACGATATCGGCGATCTCCGCGGCGGCCGCGTCGAGGAGCTCCTGAGTCGGGCCCTCGAGGGGAGGCGTTCCTTTGCTCGCCTTCGCGGCCTTCTCCTCGACGTCCTCGAGGGGAATGAACTTGAATCCCTCCGTTTCGATCGGGAGGGCGCCGGCGTCGATCGCTTGCTCGAGTTGCGCGATCGTGAGCTCCCGTCCTTTCTGATCGGTGAGGTCCCGCATTGACAGGTTGTTCGCTTTGTAGAGCGCGAACCGCCCGGGCCCGAGGAGGCCTTTCAAAAAGTCGTCTCCCTTGCCTTTCGCCCATGCGTCAAAGTCGAGGGACGCGGAGACGGGACCGCTCATCGATGCCCGTTGTTTTGCGACCGCTTTCGCGATCTGATCCTCCCCCCATCCCTGGGAGCGGAGAGACTTCTCGAACGCCTCTTGATACGCGGCGCCGTTGATCTCGGGGAGGCGTTTGCCGGCGAGCTCGTCCCATGAGCGCGTGACGGCGACTTGAGTGCTACGGCATCCCCAGTGAGCGATAGGCCCGGGGAACTTCTTGTCGTGATCGATAGGCTCGAAATCGGGGAGTCTCCACGCGAGTTTATCGAGTCCTCGGCATGTCGGCGTTGTCCGGTTGTCGAGGGTAGCACTCCACCGAACGCCTTTCACCGCCTCGCTCGAGTTCATGAGCGTCTCGAGCTTTGCCGTGTTCGCCACGGTTTGAACGGCGGTCCGAACAATAGCCTCCGCTTCCCGTTTCGTGACCTGCAGTACCCCGTCGTTATAATTCTGAGCTTTCGTCCCGCGGATCCGGCGCGCGAGTTCGTCAACGCCTTCCCCGAGGAACATTCCCTTTTGAATCTCCCCGTTGAGGAGGCGCGTCGTTTTATCCGCCTGGGAACTCCACCATTTTTCCATAGGGTTCCCCTCGAGAACCGGGCCCTTGACGATATTGCTCACTTGCGCCCCGGAGAGTTGCATCGGTCCCACCGATACCCCGAGAGCTCCGGAGAGATCCGCGACGGTCTTTTTCGTCGTCACCTTCGCGACGCCCTCGAGATCGGTCTCGTTCGTTTTCCCGATCTCCTTATAGATCCCTTTCACCTGGGATTGCAGAGCGGTGAGGGTAGCCTCGAGGCCGGCCTTCTTACCGGGAGACAGGTTCGCCTTGTTCTTTTCGAGGGTGCCGATTATGTCCGCCTCGAGCTCATTGAGCGCGGCGAGGGTTTTCGCCCTCATGCCGGCCTCGACGCGGAGGAGGGAGATCTGATATCCCGTCGCGCGATCGTCGAGGTAGTCGTCAATTTCGGCCATGAGACGTTACTCCGCGGAGTTGCCGGGATCCGGATCCGTCGGAGGCGGCGGCGTGACGGGTTTCTGTAACAACGCGGCCTCCTCCTCGTCCGCGGTCCATTGATCCTTGTAAAACTCGCCTTGCTCGAGTTGATAAAAGAACGTCTGCCATGAAATAGCCCCGCTCTGATAGGCGGCAACGAGAGCGGCGAGGGTAGGTCCGTCGATCTTAGAAGCGACGAAATCGGTATTGAGGACGATCGTATTCCCCTCCGCGAAGTCCTCGACTTTCTTGTCCTTCGTGCCCTCCCACCATGCCGCGATTTTGAGACAAGCGCTCATCGTCGCGGAGACTGCTTCCGAGATATTGACGAGGGACGCCTGTTCGGAGTTGCTCCGGAGTTGCACGGTCCCGAACGCCTCCGCCTCCGTCTTTTGCGTCTCGAGCATTCGGGCCCCGAGCATCGCCATTTGAGATTGCTTCTCGCTCATCGCCTTCTCGAGGGCGGTGAGGCCTTGACCGGTGAACTCGATAAACCCGGCCTTTGCGTCGACTGCTTCCGAGACCCAGGCGCGGGAACTCCCGAGAATGAGCTCCGTCCCCGCATCGAACCCGGCGGCGTAGGGTGTCGGGATCCCGCAAACGTGACGACCGTTCTCGATATCGGCGGAGGTCTGGTAATGGGAAATATTGACGTCGGCGAGATCGCTGAGCGGTGAAATCGCCACGTCGCAACGGTTCCCGTCAATCCCGTGAAACACAAAAGGGATCCAGTCGAAAGTCCCGCCCCGGTGCTTCATTTCCACGGGAGCGAGTTTCGGCGTGATCGATCCGTTCTTGACGGTCCATTTTTCGACGACGCAAATGTTCGACTCCGCCTCGAGGCGATATTCGGAGATTGTCTCCTCGACGGTGTGAGTCCCGTATCCCGGCGCCCCGTCCGGTCCGGCCGCGGGATCGCGGATTACCCCAAACTCCCGGAGCTTCAATCGGGAGAGTTTCATCCGGCCTCCGATCCGGCGTTCCTCCCAGTCGATAATATCCTCCGCGTGATAGAACGCGAAATAGAATCGCTTCTCCTCCTCACTCCAATCAACGAGGGTTCCCGATCGCCCCAGGGAGCTAGTCTCCTCCGTGACGGTCCGGAGGTAATCGTTGAGGGTGCTCCCCTTGAGATCAACGTCCCCGAAACGCGACTCGACGGTTTC